ACATTACCAACAACGATTTGGTAGTGATATTATGGCCCAGCGCAGATCGTTATGATCTTTGGGCAGACTCAACCACTCCGCATCTCATCAAAGACCTTGACACCTGCAGTTGGCCCGACGGCAAACGGCCGCAACTAGTAAATCACCATGGAACATATAATCAAGAATCTGGATTTATACTCAACGGCAGTGTTCCACGTGGCACCAAACACCAATATTTCAAATATTTTTACAGCGCAAGTCAAAGCGTGCATAATTGGTTAACCAATATAATAACGGCTCAATTGTATCTTAATTCAAAAAAAATTCCTTATGTAATGGCCACCGCTTTTCCTTTGCGTAATCCCATACACTATCATCATGACACTTTTGTAATAAATGAAAAAATATACAATGTAATCGATCAATCTAAATTTGTTGCCAACAGTGAACAGCAAGGATTTTTAAAGTTTTGCCTGGATAATCAATTGCCATTTATGGACTCTCATCACCCAGCGACAGCATCTCACCAAATTTGGGTCGAACAAGTATTATTGCCAAAAGTCCGCGCTGATTAACAGCAAATTTTATCCCGACCCTTGCTCTCTTTGTTTTGAAACCAGCATTGGATTAGGTTAATTCTTAATCGTGGCTCTAAAAGGTTGCATTGATCCAGAATTTTAATATATAATAATCAAATACACTTCTAGGAGAATACAAATGTCAGCAAAAAATTTCAACGCAGAACAAACCAAAAAACTCAATCAGGTCATCAACGAAGGCATGCAGGTCATGCACGAAATTGAAACACTCACTGGCGGTCTCAATGACACAGTCAAGGCCATTGCTGAAGAACTTGAAATCAAACCCAACGTGCTAAAAAAAGCTATCCGCTTGGCACACAAGAGTGAGTTTGGTCGCGAGCAACAAGATCACGAACTCTTGGAACAAATCTTGACCACCGTGGGCAAGACACTATAAATATCTCGCAGGAGACGAGTCGTTGCCGTAAGCAACATGAATCATGGCTAGCCAGCCATAACTGGAGAAAATTTGAGTTACATAGACGCACTTTTTGATCGTGAACACGATCGCATACATGTGGTTGAACGCCGAGATGGCAAAAGATGCTATCAGGAGTATCCGGCCAACTACATATTTTACTACGATGATCCTCGTGGTAAATTCCAAAGCCTATTTGGAACACCCGTAAGCAGATTCAGCACACGCAACAACAAAGAGTTCCGCAAGGAGATCCGCATACAGAGTGGCAAGCAGTTGTATGAATCAGATATCAATCCCATATTCCGTTGCTTGGAAGAAAACTACAAAGGCCAAGATGCACCACGTCTAAACGTGGCATTCTTCGACATTGAGGTAGACTTCGATCCAGAACGTGGCTTTAGCCCAACCACAGATCCATTCAATGCTATTACTGCTATTAGTGTTTACTTGCAATGGCTAGAGCAAATGGTCACCTTGGTTGTTCCTCCCCGACACATGAGTCGTGAGACCGCGGATGAGATTGCCAGCGAGTTTGAAAACTGCATTGTGTTTGATCGCGAAGAAGAAATGTTAAAAACGTTCTTGGATCTAATTGAAGACGCAGATGCACTTTCAGGTTGGAACAGTGAGGGTTATGATATACCCTACACAATAAATCGTGTCACTAGAATTCTTAGTAAAGATGACACCAGACGTTTTTGTTTATGGAATCAATATCCCAAGAAGCGTATGTTTGAACGCTTTGGTGCAGAGAATGAAACATACGACTTGATTGGTCGTGTGCATATGGACTATATGCAACTGTATCGCAAGTACACCTACGAAGAACGTCACAGTTACTCATTGGATGCCATTGCTGAATATGAACTGCAAGAAACCAAGACAGTGTTCGAAGGTACACTAGATCAACTGTACAATCAAAACTTTAAAAAGTTTATTGAATACAACCGTCAAGACACAATGATCCTAGGCAAACTGGACAAGAAATTAAAGTTCTTGGATCTTGCCAACACCTTGGCACACGAAAACACAGTATTGCTCCAAACAACAATGGGTGCTGTGGCTGTGACAGAACAGGCCATTATCAATGAAGCACACGAGCGTGGCATGGTTGTGCCCAATCGCAAGGAACGTTACAGTGATGAAGACACACAGGCCGCTGGTGCCTATGTTGCATTTCCAAAGAAAGGCATACACGAATATGTGGGCAGTATAGACATCAACAGTTTGTATCCCAGTGCCATTCGTGCTCTCAACATGGGACCAGAAACCATTGTTGGACAGTTACGTCCTGTAATGACTGACCGCTACATTCAAGACAAAATGCGCGGTGGGTCGAGCTTTGCTGGAGCATGGGAAGGCCTGTTTGGTAGTTTGGAATACACGGCTGTAATGAACACCGAAGTCGGCACAGAAATTACCATTGATTGGAAAGACGGCGAAGAATCAGTTCACAGTGCCGCTGACGTATGGAAGATAATTTTTGATAGCAATCAACCTTGGATGCTCACAGCCAACGGCACTATCTTTACCTATGAGAAAGAAGCAGTCATTCCAGGACTATTAAAACGCTGGTATGCCGAACGTAAAGAAATGCAGGCCCGACTCAAAGAGTGCAAGAATCCCGAAGATGAAGAATACTGGGACAAGCGACAGTTGGTCAAGAAGATCAACTTGAATTCATTGTATGGTGCTATCCTTAATCCTGGTTGCCGTTTCTTTGACAAGCGTATTGGCCAGAGTACTACTCTTACTGGTCGTGCCATTGCCCGGCACATGGATGCTTATGTGAATGAATGCATTACCGGTGAGTATGATCATGTAGGTGATGCAATCATCTATGGTGACACTGACTCATGTTATTTCTCAGCCTATCCGGTGTTGCAAAAAGAAATAGAAGCCGGCCGCATGACCTGGAGCCGAGAAATGGCCGTGCAGTTATACAACAGCATTGCTGATCAAGTCAACGATAGCTTTCCTGGCTTTATGGAACAGGCATTCCATGTGCCGCGTGAAATGGGCGATGTGATCCGAGGTGGCCGCGAGATTGTGGCCAGCAAGGGTCTTTTCATCACCAAGAAGCGTTATGCTGTCATGTATTACGACAAAGAAAACAAGCGTGTGGACACACACGGTAGCCCTGGCAAAGTAAAGGCCATGGGTCTTGATCTCAAGCGCAGTGACACTCCCAAGGTCATCCAGGAGTTTTTGAGCGAAATTCTCGACGAGGTGCTGATCGGCACAAGTCGTGAGCAGATCATTGAAAAGATTCGCGAGTTCAAGTACAAGTTTAAAGAGCGACCAGGTTGGGAAAAGGGCAGTCCCAAGCGTGTAAACAACTTGACCAAGTATGCCAAGGAAGAAGAACGCCAGGGCCGAGCCAACATGCCAGGCCATGTGCGTGCAGCCATCAACTGGAACAACCTACGCCGGATGAACTCGGACAAGTACAGCATGCAGATCGTGGATGGCATGAAGACCATTGTGTGTAAATTAAAATCCAATCCCTTGGGCTGGACCAGCATAGGGTATCCCACAGACGAGATTCATTTGCCAGCTTGGTTCAAAGAACTGCCGTTTGACGATGCAGAGATGGAAGCCACAGTAGTGGATCAAAAATTAGATAACTTGTTGGGTGTGTTAGACTGGGACCTAGCGTCAGCTACCAATACCGAAAACACTTTCCAAACTTTATTTGAGTGGTAATATGAAACTGAGTACATTGATCAATTATCGCAATGAGCTACGCAAATTGGATCTCCAGCCTATGAAAAAAAATATGGCAGACCATGTGGACAAAGTGATGTATCTGGCTGGAATTCATCCTGCAACAGAGGTCGATTATACCCAGGCACTGACCAAACAAAATCAACAAATCCATGAATCCGTATATGAATTTGAAAATCTCATGGACACATTGAAGCAAGACGTTGATCAGCTAATCGCCCAAATAGAGCATCCGTATTTTGTGGACAGTTACGACTTGTATGAAAATGATTTTGCAAATGAAACCGTGGATGATGTAGCCAACCGACATCCACAATTGGTTGACTCCACAGTGGAATACCTACGAGCTCGTATCAGTCGCTATAATAGTTGGAAACACCCAGCAATGATTTTACGACCTGGAGTGGAAACTTATATCAATGACATGGTAGCATGTGATCCGTTGTATTTGGTAGATATTCAACATGAACTGTTGACTCCAGCCGTGACACGATACAATGAGGTATACCAGCACAGACTACGAACCTATGTGGTCGACGAACGCGGAGAAAACGACATTTTGCAAAGACTTCCTGATTCGCAATTTGGTGTGATATTGGCCTACAATTATTTCAATTTCAGACCTTTTGAAGTCATAAAAAAATGGTTGTCCGAGCTGTTGGTCAAACTCAAACCCGGTGGTATGTTATTGATGACATTCAATGATTGTGACAGCGACAAGGCCGTCATGTTGGTCGAACAAAACTACTGTTGCTATACTCCGGGACATCTGATCATGCAGTTGGCGCAAACTTTGGGTTTTGAGATAGTGTTCAAATGGAGTGACGAAGGTCCATGGACCTGGTTAGAACTACAACGTCCAGGAGAATTGACCAGTGTCAGAGGAGGTCAAGCTCTAGCAAAAATAATACCAAAACCCATTGCAAAATCTAAATAAACCCTGTATCATAACACAAAGGAGAATCACATGAGAGATCATTTATTAGACTTAGTAGAACACACACATGACCTGGGAGTTATTGACCTGGTCAAAATCACCGGAGATGACAAAAGCACTGTGATCAACGGCCTGGCCGAAGATCGCAGCGTGGTCGTGGAAGGTGCCTTTGCTCAACCACACGCAGACTTTATTGGCAACTTTGGTATGCCCAACTTGAGCAAGTTAAAGATTCTTTTGAACTTGCAGGAGTATCGGGAGAATGCACAGCTCAGTTTGACAAAGAAAGATACTGGAGCTCCAGACGGCATCAACTTTGTCAACGCCACTGGTGACTTTAAAAACAACTACAGATTCATGGCAAGTGAAATTGTGAATGAGAAACTGAAAACTGTGAAGTTCAAAGGTGTGAACTGGCACATTGAGTTTGTGCCTACTGTGGCAGCTATCCAGCGACTTAAAATGCAGGCACAGGCCAATGCCGAAGAAGTCAACTTCCAGGCCAAGACGGAAAATGGCGACTTGAAGTTTTTCTTTGGTGATCATAGCACACATGCAGGAAACTTCGTGTTCCATCCTGGTGTCACTGGCACACTCAAGCGTGCATGGTCATGGCCCATCAAGACCGTGATCTCAATCCTGGATTTGGTCGGAGACAAGACTTTCCGTATCAGTGATGATGGTGCAGCACAGATCACCGTGGATTCGGGTCTAGCTGTGTACAACTATATCCTTCCAGCACAAAGCAAATAATGACCAAAAAACACATTTGGCCAGTTTGGGCAGTGGCAGTACTAACTACTTGGCTATACCTGATCTTAACCGGACCGGGTTTTTCCTTGTACGAAACTCACTGGCTGTATGCGTTAATGATGGTGTTTGGTTCGGCAGTGGCTGGCTTTACTCCAGAAGGCGGCGGTGCTGTGGCATTTCCAATTTTGAGTTTATACTTTAACATTACTCCGCCTGCGGCACGTGATTTTAGTCTGGCTATACAAAGCATTGGCATGGTATCAGCGGCCATATGGATCTTGACACGCAAAGGACATGATCTACGAACATTCAGACACATACCGTTTTATGCGGCTGTGAACATGATCGGGTTTGTAGCGATGACTACTGTGGCAGGAGCCTTTGCTTTCAAAACTATACAGATGTTGTTTGTGGGCCTGGCCTTGGCATTTATTGTAGCCTACCTGATTAGTCGTGGGCGTGGCACAGTAGACGACGTAGAACTTTCTGGAACTAGATTTGCGAGCTTTGCTGTGTTTTCGTTCATAGGCGGCTGTGCGGCAGCCATGTTTGGTACCGGATCAGATATGTTGATCTACATTGCACTGACCTGCTATTATGGCATGAAGGAAAAGATCAGCACCGATATCAGTATTGTGCTTATGGCCGTGGTCACGGTGTTTGGTATTGCGTATCGTGGCCTGTTCTTGGATGCAGTACACCCAGATGTCTATCTCATGTGGTTGGCAGCGGCTCCGGTTGTGTTGTTCTTTGCACCATTGGGTAACATACTATTAGGATGGGTGCGCAAAGAAACCATGCTGTGGACTGTGTTAGGCATGAATGCCGTAAACTATTTTTACTTTATGAGCAAAAACGTCAATTTAATAGTGCCAACTATTGTGACTTTGATTATTTTTGTTGTAGGATTTATAGCAAGTTTTTATTGGAAGAATCGTGAGCCAAGATAATTTAACTGCCAAACAGAATGACTATGCAGTATTCCTGCCAGCTATCTCAGGCTTCTATGCCACGTTCGTAGGCAAGCAACGTGATCCTGCTGGACCTTATGTGGATCCAGCAAGAATGCCCGCAGGCATACAGGACATGGAACAGATGAACTGGCTCAACAGCTCTAAAGGTCTATTTCCTTATAAATGGTCGTTGTATTCAGGTGGGCATGCAAACTTAGATCTTAAAAAACAAGACTGGTCCGAAGACATGGTGCGTAACCGTGAACCTGGCACACTCATGCTAGGTGACTCAGGTGGATTCCAGATTGCCAAGGGCTTGTGGGAAGGTGACTGGAAGGCCAATTCGGGGTGTAAAAAAGCCGAAGCCAAACGTCGAGCTGTGTTGACTTGGTTGGACAGTGTCAGTGACTATTGTATGACCTTGGATATTCCAACCTGGGTAATCCATGATCAAAAAGCATCTGACGCTTGTCAAATCAAAACTTTACAGCAGGCCATTGATGCCACCAAGTACAACAACGAATACTTCATGGCCAATCGCAAAGGCAAAGCCAATGGCGGTACCAGGATCTTGAACGTATTACAAGGCGACAATCACAAGAACGCCGACGACTGGTATGAGATCATGAAAGAGTATTGTGATCCTGCGGTGTATCCGGACACACACTTTGATGGCTGGGCCATGGGCGGTCAGAACATGTGTGACGTACACTTGATCTTGCGTAGACTTGTGGCCTTGCATCATGATGGCTTGCTCAAAGAAGGCATACATGATTGGATGCACTTTCTAGGCACAAGTAAACTAGAGTGGGCAGTGTTGTTAACAGACATCCAACGTGCTGTTCGCAAGTATGTGAATCCAGCATTTACCATTAGCTTTGACTGTGCAAGCCCTTTCTTGGCCACAGCAAATGGACAAGTGTATCATCACATTGACCTTCCACACGAAGGCAAATGGTGTTACAGAATGAGTCCTATTGTGGATGACAAGAAGTATGCCACAGACACACGCCAGTTTGGACCGGCTGTGTTGGCAGATGGACTCATTGATCACTTTGACGAAAGTCCAATCAGTCAACAACTACAGATGAAGGACATCTGTATTTACAAGCCCGGCGACCTCAACAAGATCGGCAAAGAAGGCAAGACATCATGGGACAGTTTCAGCTATGCCTTGCTCATGGGTCACAATGTTTGGATGCACATTGAAGCAGTACAACGTGCCAATAGAGAATATGATTCTGGCCGGTATCCTTACATGATGCGCAACGAAAACGGCGACCATAAGTATTTCCGCGATATTGTAGACAGTATATTTGCCACGCCAGATCGTGACGAAGCCGAAAAGATCATCGAAAAATATGACCGCTACTGGATGGACATCATTGGCACTCGTGGATTCAAAGGTAAAAAAGCCAAGAGTGGAAGACCCATGTTCAACCAATTGTTCGAAACAGTTGACGACAACGAACCAGATAGTGTACAATTAGAAGAACAATTTAGCCCGGACCAACAGGCCCGATTAGATCAACTCCAACATGAACAAGCATAATGAACACATTCAAACTTGGCGATACTGTCCAAAAAGTCTCCGGAAGCCAATGGCACGGAACCGTTGTAGGCACTTACAGTACTAAACTCACACCCGAAGGCTATGCCGTTGAAAGCTGGACCGAATCAGGTTCGGTGCAAATCTACCCAGCCCGGGCACTTGAACTGTGGACACCACCCAAATGAATCGCGACGGACACGAAGCAGTCAGCATGTTTGTAGGAACTGAAGTGGAACACTCACCGGCATTTGGACAGAGAACCTTGTTTGTGATAGGTGTTCAAGATTCAACAGATATCATCGCAGAAGCACGCAAACATGCCTGTACACACATATACTTTGGTGCCAATCAGAGCTTTCCCCGGTTAGAGGTCGACGACGGCAATGGTTGGCAACCATGGGAGACCATGATCACAGACTGCCTCGATGCAGGATTTTGGTGCACCTTGGATCTAGATGTGACCTGTGCCGAGGGTCTCCTGGAAAGCAGTCTAGTCGAACTGCATCGCTTTATACCCATGATCAGTGTTAAACTACCTTACATACGTCAGTTTGGTTACAATGCCACTCTCAAACTGGATGATCGAGATTTCGCAGCAACCAATCCCGGCGTATGGTGTCACAACCTACATGCTTTACAAAGGAGGTCGGTGTTTACCGACTGGTCTAAATACACCCAAGATGAGGTCATCAAATGAACGTGAAAGAACTAGCAGAACAAGCCATATATCGTGCCCAGAACTTGCAAGAGTTTGAAGTGCTACGTGATGAAAACGACATGATCCTAGATGGTGTCATACGCTATGACATCTGGCATAAGCCAGGAACCGCATACCGCATCACAGTGCCGGCCATGAGCCAGGCCGAAGCCGAAGCCCGTGTGGATGAGTGGATCCGTGAGATGAGGTCAGCAGGATGATACGCTGGTTATGGAGCCGCATGTTGAAGTGGGGGTGGGATTTCAGTCGCGACCTGGATCGGTTAAATGACGATGATCCTGTAGTACGCTTTCGAAGTAGAGTGGCAAAGATCAGAGGTGAAGTTGTGGGCATAGATGATAGTGATTCGGGAGTGGAACTACACGATCCTATCACATTCCGTGTGCAGGCCGTGAGTGGTGGTACCTTGGTCGAAACACGTTGGTATGACTCTAAAACTGACAATCAAATTCGCAAACTGCACATCGTAACCGGCGAAGAAAACTTAGGTGAAGCTGTTGGTAAAATTGTAACCATGGAGTTGTTAAAACGATGATACAAGAACAAAGAGAAACTATAGAACGCATTCGTGAACATGCAGAACGCAAGATCTGGGTCACATTCCGCAAGGAAGGTATCCATCGCTATCCGGCGGCGGCCACGGATCCTAGGTTAAATACAGCAGGAGAATATGATGTATCGTTTCTTGCTAATGCTCATAGGCACATTTTTCATTTCCGGGTGTGGATCGATGTATTCCACAATGACCGAGACATTGAATTCATCCAGTTCAAACGCTGGCTCGAAAACCTTTACAGTGGGACCGGTCCCTATAATGAAAATCGAGTTTTAGAATTAGATTTCAAATCGTGTGAGATGATCGCCGATGACCTGTACACTCAGATAGCTGGTC